GTCGTAGCCGTCGAGCTGGTTCTGGAGGGACTCGGCCATCGACCGGATGTCCTCCTCGCAGTCGGCCTGGACGTGGTGCGTCCGTTCGCCGCTGGGCGCGATGATGTCCACCTGGATGTAGTCGCGTCCGTTCGGCCGGCAGATGCGGGCGAAGGCCCGCGGCAGCTTCTTGCCGCTCTCGATGCTTCCCGCCAGTTCGATGCTCTTGATTCGCATGGTTCGCTCCTCTCACTCGGCGTTCAGGGAAAGGATGGTCGTGGGCCGGTACCCACACCGGCGGCACTCGGCGGCAATTGCCCTGCGGATGGGGCCGCCGGGCCGGGCCGAGTTCCACGTCGTCGCCAGCTTCTTCCACCCGAGGACTTCCACGCGGAGGCGGCCGTTGCGATAGCGGCCCGTCAGCCACGCGGCGGTCGTTCGTTCGTCGCCTCGCGTCACGCTTCTCCGGTTGGTCTTCATCGCGTCGTCCTTTCCGTTCGCCGTGTTCATGCACACACAGGGCCATGTTTTCGGCGCGGGGCCAAGGCAATTCCTCGGAATACATGCAGATTCAAGCATGCCGCATGTTGCGGCAGGGACGAGACTTATGGCGATTGACGAAGATTGTTCCACCGGTGTACCTGCCCAGTCGGCGGATTCGGCCGGCCCTGGCGCACCCCCGGCGGCTCCAGGAGCCAGCGAACCCGCCAACCCCACCGCGCTGACGGTGGCGCAGGTGGCGCGGATGCTGGCGATCCCCGAGGAGAAGGTCCGCGAGCACCTGGCGGCCGGGGCGCCGCAGGACGCTTCCGGGCAGATCAACCTGGTGCACTACGCCGCGTGGCTGAACCAGCGGCTGAAGGAACTCGATGGCGATGGCTAGGCCACAGGTCGACCCGACCAGGTTGACGCAGAGCGAGCTGCTCCAGCTCGTCAACGCCACGCCGCTGGGCGTGGTCCTGACCCGCTCGCGCCTGCGCCGGCAGATGGACACCGGGGCGTTCCGCTTCGGCGACGGCACGCACATCCATCTCGTGCGCTACGTCCGCTGGCTAATCGAGGAGTTGGACAAGCCCCGCCCGGCGAAGGTGGACTACGTCGAGGCCAAGCGCCGCCAGGCCGAGCGGAATCGCGCCGCCACCAAGGCCGCCCAGGACATCTACCCCGTCCCCGAGATCGAGGACTACGCGCGGCGAACGGCGTGCTGGGAGTCATTCCAACTCTTCTGCATGACGTACTTCCCCGGGTTCTTCTGGCGGCCGTGGTCGGATGACCATCTCCGCGTAATCGGCAAGATCGAGAAGGCGGTCCTGGAGGGGGGCCTGTTCGCCTTCGCCATGCCGCGCGGCTCCGGAAAGACGTCCCTGGCCCGTTGCGCGGCCTTGTGGGCGATCCTCTACGGCTACCGGCCCTTCGTCTGCGTGATCGCCGGCAGCCAGGACAACGCCCGAGAGCTGCTCAGGCCCATCCGCACCGTGTTCCTGGAGGAGCCCTTGTTGCTGGCCGACTTCCCCGAGGCCGTGCATCCGTTCCGCTGTCTGGAGAACTCATCCAAGCGCCAGGGGCAGCAGCACATCGCCGGCAGGCTTACACACGTCCACTGGGGCCAGGACAAGCTGGTGTTCCCCAGCATCGAGGGCGACGACCTGCCGAAGGCCCTGCGGGAGGAGGGTTACGAGGTCAGCCCCTCAGCCGGCTCGATCATCACCACCACCAGCCTGGACAGCAACCTGCGCGGTCAGCAGCACACACGCCCGGACCGGTCGATCATTCGGCCGTCGCTGGTGCTGCTGGACGACCCGCAGACGCGCGAATCTGCCCGATCGGCCGACCAGACGAAGAAACGCCTGGACTTGTTGCATGGGGATGTGATGGGCATGTCGGGCCCGGGGGAGTCCATCTCGGCGCTGCTGACCTGCACAGTGATGTATGAGGACGACCTCGCCGACACATTGCTGGACAAGGACAAGAGCCCGGAATGGGACAGCGAGCGGACGAAGCTGGTCTACGCCTGGCCGACGCATCAGGGCCTGTGGGACCAGTACGCCGACATCCGCCGCGCACGGGGCAAGGCCGCCGCCAACGAGTTCTACGCCTCCCACCGGGCGGCGATGGATGAGGGGGCCCAGATCGCCTGGCCGGCCCGGTTCGACAGCAAGGCCGGAGAGATCAGCGCCATCCAGCACGCGATGAACCTGCGGCTGCGAATGGGCCCGGACGGTTTTGCCGCCGAGTGCCAGAACGAGCCGGTCCTGGAGCAGCTCGCCGACGGCATGCTGACGGTCGAGCAGGTCAGCCAGAAGGTCAACGGCTACAAGCGGGGTGAGGTGCCCGGGTCGGCCACGAGGCTGACCATGTTCGCGGACGTGCATGACAAGCTTCTGTACTACTGCGTCTGCGCCTGGCAGGAGGACTTCACGGGGTTCATCGTCGAGTACGGCACCTTCCCCGACCAGCGGCGGTCGGCATTCACCCTGACCGACGCATCGCGGACGCTCGGCAGAACCTTCCCCGGGATGGGCGCGGATGGTGCCATCCACGCGGGCCTGGAGAAGCTCGTTGCCGACCACCTGGCCCGGGACTGGAAGCGGGCCGGGGGCCTGTTGAAGATCGACCGGCTGCTGGTGGACAGCGGCTACAAGCCCCAGATCGTCGCGGCCGTCAAGCAGAAGGCCGGTGGCTCGGCCATGATGCTCTCCAAGGGCGTGGGCATCCGCGCCAGCCGCAAGCCCTTTGCCGCCTACGCGCACAAGCCCGGAGAGGTGCTGGGCAATCACTGGTATGTGCCCAACGTCCGCCGCACGGCGCAGTTCCCCCACGTCCTGGTCGACACCAACTACTGGAAGAGCTTCATCCACAGCGGCCTGTCCACGGCGATGTCCGATCGCGGCTGCATCAGCGTGTACGGCACGGCCAAGACCAACCACAGCCTGTTCGCCGAGCACGTCGCCCGGTCGGAGCGGTGGGTGGAGGTCACCGGCCCGTATGGAACGGTCCGCGAGTGGTCGTGGCTGCCGACGCGGCCGGACAACCACTGGCTGGACTGTCTGGTTGGCTGCGCCGTGGCGGCGAGCATGCTGGGTGTCCGTGTGCCGGGACAGGACGCCAGGCCCGTGCGCCAACGGAAGCGGTATTCGCAGGAAGATCTGAGGAGGCGGTAGCCATGGACGGTCCCACAACCGAGCGCAAGAGCTGGTCGCCCCCAGAGAACAATCGCGGCCTGGAGTGCCGCCATTGCGGTTGCAGGCACTTCCGGGTAATCTACACGCGACGGGGATGGGGCGGTAAGCTCATCCGCCGACGGGAGTGTCGGCATTGCGGAAAGCGCATGACAACGTGGGAACGACCGATCGGGGCGTGACGGGGGCCTCGCCATTGCGGCGACAAGACGGCGATGATTCACATCCACGTCCTCAACCGTGGATCGGCCGGGGTTCGCAGCCCGGTCGATGCGCTTTGACATGGCGGTTCTTATGCGGATCCGTATAAGACGCCGCGATAAGAGCATGCATCTGGCGCAATGTGCTGGTGTTGAGAGAGTTGGGCGGGAATTGCCCCCGCATCTGCGGGCGTCTTATACGGCACGCCAAGCTGAGTTGGGGTGTTAGGCGGATCCGCCTAAACACTGTTATGTGATGAGATGAAGGAAGAAGAAATCAAGAGAGCCACGCCTGAGCAGATTGAAGCGCGCATTACGAAGTTCGTCGGTTCATCGGGGGGTGGCCAATGGCGTTTCCAGCTCCAATGTAGATTCTGTAGAGATCTCGGAACCATCTCTGCGAACGCCCGCACTTTGCGTAGGGAGAGAGAACTCAAGAAAGCTGCCAAGAACTTTGCGTCGCAAGGATGGTGGTTTGATGGAAGCCAACTCATATGTCCAGAGTGTCACAGGAGGAAATTCACATAACCAGGCAATGAACGCCGACCGGGAAGGGCCGCGCCCTTTCAAGGCGCAACCCTCCCCGGCGGGTTATTGCCGCCGTTCGCAGGGAACAAACGAAAGGAGATGAGCATGACCGTACAGGACTTGGAAGACAAGGTCTGGTCGATGGACGGCATCAGGGTCGTAATCCGAGCCGCGGCCAACACCAAGGTCAAAGACTACACTCACAAGAATGCAGCCCAAGGCAACTGGCGCATCACGCAGTTCCTCGACAAGAGGATCTACCCCCTGCTCAAGGGACAGGAAGTGATCGTGCTGGAAGGGAACGGAGAGCAACCCCACGGCAGGACCCTCCTCAGTTCTATTCGCCCTTCGTACAGAGACTAGTCAACTGCGAACAAGACCTCGGAGCTTACCTCGCGACCCGCGCTATGCGCGGGCCACGAGGAAGCTCAAGGTCAAGGTTTGTCTTCATACCCGCGAGATGTCTACCTGCGTAACAATTCTCACTGTCCAACGGGAATCCCTTTGTCCATGGGAGGGAGGCCTGTAAGCTGACGCTAGACAACCAGGACGCGCGGCGCTCCGGCTGATCCCCGGCGCGAAGCCATAGAACCAAGGCCATGCGGGGCCGCATACCCGTGTGGCCTTTTTCTATTGGCCCGCGCGGTCGGTTGTCAGGCAGCGGGAAGAGCCCTGGCGGGCTGTCGGGCCTCATGAGCCTGACGCGGTCGGTTCGATTCCGGCTCCCGCGAGTCCGGAATGCACGCAAGGAATCGCCCCTTGCCGCAGAAAAGGATCAGTGAAGGGATTCACTGCTGAGCGAGATGGCTGAGCAACTGGACAACGCGATTAGGCAGAACGCCGAGGGCCCCGAGTCGGCCAGCGCGGACGGCGTGCAGGTCAAGCAGCACAGCCTCCGCGACCAGATCGAGGCGGACAAGTACTTGGCCGGCAAGGACGCCGTCAGCACCAACCCGGCCAAGGGCATCACGCGGGTGAAGATCATCCCGCCCGGGAGCGTGTGACCGTGCGCTGGCCCTGGTCCAGGAAACGGAAGGTCTCGATTCCCGGCACGCTGGTGCTGCGGGCGAAGTTTGATTCCGCGCAGACCACGCACGACAACCGCAGGCACTGGGCCAACGCCGATGCCCTGTCGGCCGACGCCGCGGCTTCTGCTGACGTGCGCCGCACGCTCCGCAACCGCGCCCGCTACGAGGTGGCGAACAACTCCTACGCCCGCGGCATCGTCCTGACGCTGGCCAACGACGTGGTCGGCACGGGCCCGCGCCTGCAGATGCTCACCGCCGACGGCGAGGTCAACCAGACCGTGGAACGGGAGTTCATCGCGTGGGCGAGGGCCGTGGACCTGCCCGGCAAGCTCCGCACGATGCGGCAGGCCCGGGCGCAGGACGGCGAGGCGTTCGGCGTGCTGTTCTCCAACGGGGAACTCGATGCCTCGGTGAGCCTGGACTTGCGGCTGATCGAGGCCGACCAGGTCGCCACGCCCGACTTGCTCGTGGCGAAGAGGACGACCGTGGACGGCATCGTCCTGGACGAGTCCGGCAACCCGCGCGAGTACCACGTCCTGAAGGAGCATCCGGGTAGTGGCAGGCCCAGCTTTGCGGCCGAGTACGAGCGTGTGCCGGCCGAGAGTGTCATCCACTGGTTCCGATCCGACCGTCCCGGCCAGCATCGCGGCCTGCCCGACATCCTGCCGGCGCTGCCGCTCTTCGCCCAGCTCCGCCGCTACACGCTGGCGGTGATCGCCGCGGCTGAGAGTGCCGCCAATATCGCCATCTTCATGAAGACCAACGCGCCGGCTGGTGGGGAGGCCGCCGAGGTCGAGCCGATGGCCACGATGGAGTTCGAGCCCAACATGGCCGTCTTCGGCCCGGAGGGCTGGGAGCCGTCGCAGATCCGGGCCGAGCAGCCTGCCACTGGGTATGGCGAGTTCAAGCGCGAGATCCTCAACGAGATCGCCCGCTGCCTGAACATGCCGTACAACATCGCGGCCTGCAACAGCTCGGGCTACAACTACGCCTCGGGGCGCCTGGATCATCAGACCTACTTCAAGAGCATCCGCGTCGAGCAGTCGCACATCGAGACGGTTGTCTTGGACCGCATCCTGACCGCCTGGCTGGCTGAGGCCGTGAAAGTCCTGGGTCTTCGGGGTATCGATAGCTTCCCGCACCAGTGGTTCTGGGACGGCCACGAGCATGTGGACCCGCTGAAGGAGGCCAACGCCCAGGCCACCCGCCTGGCCAGCCACACCACCACGCTCGCCCACGAGTACGCCCGTCAGGGCAAGGACTGGGAGACGGAACTTCGTCAGCGCGCCAAGGAAGTGGCGCTGATGGACGAGTTGGGCCTGACCTCGGCGCAGGCCGCGCCGCAAGCCCCGGAGCCGGACGAGCAGGAACGCGAAGAGGAGGAGGAAGACCGTGCCGCTGCCTGAGCGAAGAGAGAACGAGTCCCGCGAGGAGTTCGTCCAGCGCTGCATGGGCGACGAGGTCATGACGCGCGAGTATCCGGATGCCGAACAGCGCCGGGCCGTCTGCGAGAAGCAGGCGTCGGCCAATGCCGCCGGCTCCCTCACACTGGTCAGCGAGCCTGGCGCCCTGAGCATCGAGGCGGCCGCTGCCGACGGTGGCGAAGGCAAGCCTCGCCTGCCGCGCTTCACGATGGTCGCTTACACCGGCGGCCCGATGCGGATCGACGGCTGGCGGTACCCGGTCATCGTGGACCTGGCGGGGATGGCCATCCCCTCACAGAGCCGACCCATCCGCTTCGGTCACGACATGGCCAGTGGGGTCGGCCACACCGACAGCATCCGCGTCACCGATGGGCGCCTGGTCGCCGCGGGGGTGGTCTCGCGCGACACGGCCGCGGCCAAGGAGATCGTGGCCTCGGCCCGCAACGGCTTCCCCTGGCAGGCCTCCATCGGGGCGTCGGTGGAGCAGTTCGAGTTCGTGCGGGAGACCCAGGCCGTGATCGTCAACGGCCGGGAGTTCAACGGGCCCGTGAACGTCGTCCGCAAGGCGACGCTGGGCGAGATTTCGTTTGTGGATCTGGGCGCCGACCTGAACACCTCTGCGCGTGTGGCGGCGTCCGGCAAGGAGAGCACAACCATGGACGGTAAGGACACCATGAAGACGGATCAAGGCACCCCTCGACACAGCTCGGGGCAAGCGGATGCCCCGAAGGTTGAGGGCCAGGCGGACGCGCCGAAGGTCCAGGCGCAGGCGTCGGAGGGCAAGGAGGCCCCCGCGCCTGCGATTCAGGCTGCTGCCGCCACGGGCGCAGCAGCGGACGCCGGGATCACTCTCGATCCTGTGGCCGACATGCGCGCCAAGGCCGCCGCCGAGCAGGAGCGGATCGCCGCGGTGCGGAAGGTCTGCGGGGACGCGCACGCCGAGATCTGCGCCAAGGCCATCAAGGAGAACTGGGACGTCACGCGCACGGAGCTGGAGATACTCCGCGCCGATCGGCCCAAGGCCCCGGCCGCCCACGTGCCGGATAACTCCATGACGGGCACGGTCCTGGAGGCGGCCTGCATGCTGACGGGCAAGCTGGGCGAGCCCGAGAAGGTCTTTGACGACAAGACCCTCGACGCCGCCGACAAGCGGTTCCGCGGCGGGATCGGTCTTCAGGAGCTTCTTCTGGAGGCAGCATGGGCCAACGGCTACACCGGCCGGAACTTCCGCGACAGCCGGTCGGTCCTGCGTTTCGCCTTCCGGCCCGATGTGCAGGCGGCCTTCAGCACGATCGACATTGGCGGCATCCTCTCCAACGTCGCCAACAAGTTCCTACTGGAGGGCTTCTTCTCCGTCGAGCGGACTTGGCGCAGCATCTGTGCAGTTCGCAACGTGTCGGACTTCAAGACGGTCACCAGCTACCGGCTGATCGGCAAGGACCAGTACGAGCAGGTGGCCCCCGGCGGGGAGCTGAAGCACGGGACGCTCGGTGAGGAGAGCTACACCAACAAGGCCGACACCTACGGCCTGCTGCTGTCCATCGACCGCAGGGACATCATCAACGACGACCTGGGGGCGATCACCACTGTGCCCCGCAAGCTGGGCCGTGGCTCGGGCCTAAAGATCAACGACGTGTTCTGGACGGTCTTCATGGACAACAGCGGGTTCTTCAAGACCGCCAACGGTAACTACCTCACCGGCACGGACACCGTCCTGGGCATCGACGGGCTGACCAAGGCGGAGGTCGCCTTCCTGGAGCAGACCGACTCCGACGGCAAGCCCATCGGCATCATGCCGGCGATCATCCTGGTGCCCACGGCGCTGAGCGCCATCGGGACGATGCTCTACAAGTCCCTGGAGATCCGCGACACGACCGCCAGCACCAAGTACCCCGTCGCCAACCCGCACCAGGGCAAGTTCCGCACGGAGGTCAGCCGCTACCTGGCCAACAGCAACTACACGGGCTACTCGGCCAAGGCGTGGTACCTGCTGGCCGACCCCAACGACCTGCCGGTGATCGAGGTGGCGTTCCTCAACGGACAGGAGTCGCCCACCATCGAGACGGCCGAGGCGGACTTCAATGTCCTCGGCGTGCAAATGAGGGGCTACCACGACTTTGGTTGCGCGATGCAGGACCCCAAGGGCGGCGTGAAAAGCAAGGGGGAGGCGTGAGAATGTCAGGCAAGCGACTTGTGGAGCAGGAGTTCCAGCCCCGGCTGCCCCGGCAGAGTGAACCCGCCGACATCAGCGTAGCCGAGCTTGCGGTAGAAGTGCTGGGCTCTCTGGTTGGCCTGCGTGGACGTCAGGACCTGCTGGTGCCCGAGTCGCTTCATCTCGTCCTCCCAGAAGGTCACAAGCTGCCTGCCAATCCCCTGTCCGCGATACGGCTCCAGCAAGAAGAGCAGGTGCATGAACGGGATGGTGTCCCAGAAGTAGCCGAACCTGAGCCAGCCTACAGCGATGGCGTCCAGACGGGCCACAAGCACCTCATGCCGCGAGACCTTCTCGGGCAACGTGGGACAGTTCTGGTCGCCCCGCATGAGGAAGGGAAGGTCATCCGCGCTTGCGTACTCGATTACGGCTTCGGGGTTCACAGGCGAATCCTAGCAGCCTGAGAAAGGAAACGGAACATGCAGGCAACATTCATTCAACTCGGCGACAGCATCGACTACACCCCGGGCGCCGACGTCGCCGCAGGCGCGGTGGTGGTCCAGGGCACACTGGTCGGCGTGGCACGGACGCCCATCACGGCGAGCATCCTGGGGTCCCTCGTTGTCCGGGGCATCTTCGACGTGGCCAAGGCGGCCGTGGCGTTCACGGCGGGAGCCGCGGTCTACTGGGATGCCGATGGGGATCCCGTGGGCGGGACGGCCGGGACCGGTGCCGCCACCACGACACGGACGAGCAACACCTTCATGGGCTTCGCACTGGCCGCCGCCTCCGAGACGGCCACCACCGTCCGGACCGCGCTGCGATCCGTGGAGGCCACGGCCGCCGAGGTCCT